TTAATTAACATTTAATGTAAATCTGACTGGATCACCATTCAAAAGCTTAACCGTTTGCTCAATATTGTTTTCATAAATATGAACATTTCCCAAAAATAAATGAATGCTCTTTAACGGCACATTAATTTGTTTACTAATTAAATAGAGATGGTAAATGTCGCTTGGTAGTCCGAGGTTAGCGTCAGAACTTCTCTGATAAGCAGACAAAATTAATTTGTCATTTTCTATCTGAAACTGTATTAATGATAAGCAAGGTTGTTGATTACTTTCAGTATTATTAGAACCTAAAAACAAAACATAATTTTTAGAAGTTCTTTTTTCTTTATTTATCTTGCTAATGAGTGGTGGCAATTGCTCAAAATATGTAGGATAGCTGTTAACCAAAATCGGCCCACAATAATCCCACCAAGTGACCCCAATATCTCTGTACCTTTCTGTGAGTCTTTCTCCTTTCATAAACAGCCCTAATTCATCTTTAAGTTTCTTTCGCGCTATATTATGTCCTTCAAATAATTCTAACAGGTCTATCGGCTTTAAATCGATCCTTTGGTTCATTAAGTATTTAATACTTCCTTTTTTGTTAGTTTGCACCTTTCCTTTTGAAAGGATTTTCTGTAATATCCTATGATACTTATTCATAATTTTATACTTTAATTTATATCTTTGCATCTCTGACCTTTTAAATGAAAAACCCACCCAGGAGAAAGACTTTGCGTCCTCCACTGGGTGGGTTTTTATCTACAATTTAAAAGGTCAGAGATTTAAATTTGGAGGACGTTTTTTTAATTCCTTTCCTCCATTGGAATTTCTTAATTTAATGCCCCGCAGTTACCGTTATCAATTCGTACGAGGATAATTTGATTTTCTTTATTAACGTAAATCGTAGCGCTACTTTTTGGCTGTAGATAAACGTTAGCAGACGTATTGTCTACCGTAAAACTGGCAGCGTTTCCGCTGATGTTCATCACCGTAATTTCCTGAAAAGGGAAAAAGTGCTGCATCGAAATGGTTCCGCCTTCGGTCAAAGTAATTTTTACAATCCGCTTATCCGTATCAAAACTGTTGCTCATTCCGGTAAACACTCGATCAAAAACAGAAAGCCTTAAACTGCCATCCTCTTGTGAAATGTCTTTATCTAATTCCGGTAATTGAGAACCGGGTACTTTACCGTCTGCTCCGAGCGTTGCAACTCCATTTTGCACCCCCAACAATCCTAACGGTACATAACCGCCTAATGTGGCGTTTAAAAGCCAATCCATTTGCCCGTAATTGACCGCGTGACTGTCTAAAGTGGCATTCGGAACGATAGGGCTGTGTGTGAACGTTTTTGTATCACTAATTGTTTCAACTCCGTTCTTGCCAACGAATGTATTTAAAGCCTCGTTTTTTGTGTAGTAGTTACTTAATGCAGATTGTTGTACTGAATTATTCCAGGTATTAATATTTGCCTGTGTGAAATCTGTTTCGGACCACACTCTTAACCAAAGACTAAAATTAACCCCATCATAAACCCTTTTCCACGTTCTCCCATACTGTAAATCGTTGTATTCCTGCACTACTCGCGTACTCGACGATTTATAAACATTTAGATAACCTGCGAGTAAAATCGGGTAATTCCTTAATGTTGTTGCATTAGAACTGGCATGTTGATAATAAAAGCCCGGTGTTAAAATTGTATTCAAATCACTGGTAGAAAGTAGAGCGGGCGTTTTAGGAACCGAACCGGTATTATTTTGGTCTACCCAGGTTCTCGTTGCTACAACCTCTGTAGCTATTGGCACAAGTTGGGTATATGTTGAAACATCTGTTTCGATGGTTTGAGACCAACCCTTTGACCAGTCAAAATTTGCACCCTGGTGAAAAGCTACAACCCTTTCAACTTCTACTTTCAGATAGGTATTCCATACGGTCGTTGATTCTCCTATATTAATACAAACATTACCGGAAGCATCAAGCCCGACATTAATTATTGTTGTCGGAAAGTTATCTGAACATTCAATAATTGCTTTGTGATTGCTGTTGATAACAGTTGCGGTAAACTTATAAAAGGCAACTTTTATAGTTCCTAAAATCCGTGCATTCCAACCAAATATTTTAATGGTTACCTCAAACATCGTTGCCTGTGATGTTGCCTGTGGGAATTTGAAAGATAAAATACCGGTCTGGGCCGTTCCCAATAACCTTTGATATACGTTATTAAAAACTCGCGTAGTGTTTTCAAATCGTGAAAGGCTTCCAGTACCCATATTGATATCCATTCCGGGTGCTAAATACGAAGTACTGTCTACGGAACCATCGGCCTTCAGGAATTGAGCGGCTGTACCGCCGACAACCCTGAAGCCTTTTGAACTTACATAATAAGCATATTTAATATCGTGCATATTACAAGTCTTTTCCGGTTACGGTGATTGATATTGCATTCGGCGGAGTTGAATCGAACTCAATATTAATCGTATTGATATCAGTTATTTTAATGCGGCCGTCTATTCTGTACAGAGTGACAGTATCGTACATATCAATGCTTACGGCTTTAGTTCCTAAATTATGGATTACCGCCGCTGAAGCTGAAATAACGGTGCTGTATGATTTTGTAATATTCACACCTGCCGTCACTAATCCTTTTGAATTAACCGTTACTTTGTCAAACGTTCCGGGAGCTACACCGGTATCAGCAAGCGTTAATGCTCCGGTAGCGTTTGCGGAACCGTCAAAGCTTACCGACCACGTTCCGTCACCTGTCGCGCTTATTGTCCGGGGCGTTGTCAGTTTTGCAGCTGATCCAGTAGTATTAATAGATGCTGTACCCGTCAATAACGTTGCTGGAACTCCTGTAATGGGAATCGTTACGTTTCCGGTTCCGTCGATGGTCTGGGCGGTTGCCGTCACCCCTGAAAGCGTGATCGTTCTGGATGTAGTCCATTTTGTTGCAGAAAGCACGTTTTTAGCAGCGTCGGCCGTATTGTCAACATTGGATAAACCCACATGAGATTTATTCAATACTACAACACCGGTAAGGCCGTTAACGGAATCAACCGCGCCGGACGTAATGTAAACGAAAACTGTTCCCGTATAACGGTATGTTTTATTCGTGTCCAGGGAAACATAAATTTTTCCCGTTTCACCTGCGATCAAAGTTGTATAAGCCGCTTCTTTGTAGAATTTCCCGTCGGCTGACTTGTAATATCCTTCAACAATATCGTCCACGTAGGAAGGCAACTGCGAAGCCGGAACCTGTCCGGTTGCATCAAGTGTGGCAACACCATTGGCAACCCCTTTCTGTGAGTTCGGAATATAGTTGTTAAGATCGGCAGTTGTCGGCATTGAACCCAGATAAACTGTCAATCCGTTGGCCGTTTGTGATACACCGGTTACAACATTTCCGGTTCCGTTTGTAGTGATCGGCAGGGAAAAGGTTGTACCCGTTAAAGTCAAACCGCTTCCCGCGCTATACGTTGTATCGGTTGATGCCAGTGTAATTGTATTACCTGTCTGGCTGATGGCCATATTCGCACCTGCTGAAAGCGTGATATCTCCGGAAACAAGTGTACCGGAAGCGCCGCCCTTTAATCTCGTGATGGTGTCCGGCGTGGTAAATGATCTGTTGGCCGATAAGTCAAAAGATGTACCGTTGATTGTGATTGTTCGGGTCTTCGGTACGTAATCTGAAGGCGTGAAATTTCCGTCGTGATAAAAGCTTGAAAGCGGTTTTGTTCCACCACCGGCGGTGAGAATATCTGTGTCTGTCTTTCCTTCAATTTTGTAACCTACCGAACTACGGTAGTAGGCATATTTAATGTCCATGATTATTTATTATAATTTTTTAATTGTTATTTGTATTAAATTCTGTGGCGGGCTGTCGAATTCGATATCTACCGCGTTCAGGTTTGCTCTTCTAACTTTTATAGGAAGAGTGTACATAGTCATCGTGTCATATGCATCAATCACAAAATCATAAGTATTTAAATTATGCGTAATTGTTGAATTTACTCTGATCTGTTCCTGGTGTTTAACTTTGCCTGTATCAACAGCCGCCTCGATATCCTGAATTTTAAAGTAAACAACATCATTAAACTGGTTCTGAAGGGTGAGCGCTCCCCATTCAGGGTAATCGTTCACCAAGTCGATTTTATCGTCGGTTGTGCTTCCGATAATAACCTGCTGTAAAAGTTCGATCTGCTCACGGTTCTGCTTGATGTACGTCACAATTTCCTGAAGTTCGTCCAGGTTCATATCGTCGGATGCAAGCGTTTCGCGGATATCCTCAATGACGGAGCCAAATCCGTCTACTTTGTCGTGAATGACGTTTAAAAGACTATTGATCTGATCTTTTTCGTAAACATTCCCGTCGTTAATTTCTAACGAGCTGTCAATCGTTGCAATAAATTCAATCCCTAAAGCCTTTTTCCAAAGCAATTTCGTCTCCGGATCTAAATTAGTTGCATCGATCATTGCAAGCTTTTCGATACGTTCCTGAAGGTTTTCCCGGAATACGTCGTATGCTTCGGTAGATACGGTATTCTGAAAAGCTTCCGGAAGGCCTTTAACGTCGTTAAATGGAACTCTTGTATCTACATGCCGGAAAGCTGAAAAAGTTTGCTTAAACTGATCTTCTGTCGGTACGTCTCCGGTTTCAAACCAACTGAATATTTGTGATAATGTTGCTGCCATTATTGGAAATTAGGTTCAATGAAGTTTACGAGTCTATGAGGGTTTAATATATCAATCGGTTCAGAGCTTCCGAGGGTTTCAGATTCCAGGTTCTTCCAGTTCCACTGGTTTGATCCGCCGTCAAAACCTCCATTTCCGCTGTTACCGCCATAAGGCTGCAAAACGTTCGTTTTAATTTTAATGTTAGGAAGGTTTTCTTTCTTCAGGGTTATTGTTGATGTTCCGCCCTGGTGATTTAGATCAGCCCAAACACCCGGATCAGTAGGATCATAACCAAAAATTGTCTTTTTTCTAAAATCTGTACATTCTTTCCAACCTACCGGAATTTGTGAAGCCGGTTTCCGGAAAAGCCAAACAACACCGCCGTTTTCAATTGGCGCGGTTTTTAATTCTAACCGCTTTAATCGTGCTTCGTGGTTATCTACCTGCGATTGATCTGCTTTTGCGTTTAAACTTTCCTGAATATCCTTTAATGTCTGAAGCCTCACAAAGTCAGTCCAGGCGTATTGGTTGGGTGGAACGGCATTTCCGAATTTTACGGTTCTTTTTCTGATAAGTACTTTATTCTGCTGATCCTGAAAAGTCTTTGAAATTTCCTGCTCATTGATAAAAACGTTTGCCGTAATCTGGCCACCTTCAAAAAATAGTACTTCATTGTTCAGGGCAACCACACCGGGTGAAACAGTATTCGCCGAACCCGCAACCGGCTCACATCCCGTCAGTATAGTCAGGTGACCGGCAACACTTCCCAATACATCATAAAGCTTGATCGCTTCCATAATGTTCGCCATGAGGTCATTAGTTAACGGTACGCCTCCGGTCTGTAAAAATTCAATATTCAGTTTCATATAATTTCTATTTTGTAATTCTTTGACTGGAGCATATAATATTCAATTTCTGCTCTCAGCTGTATTTGATTGATATCGGAATCCGGAATCTTTACTATGAAATCAAATTCAGAATACAGTTCCGCTTCCGTGTAGATGTAAATCGGATTTTCATCATCGAAAAGCCATTTCGTTTTTGTGCGCCACTGATCGTCTTCAGCTTCAGTGTACAGATAAGTTGCATCGAATAACACTGCTTTAACAATCTTGATTCTTCGCTCAACCGGATCAAAAAGATCATTTAATCTTTTTTGCATGGAAAACTTTTGACAGGTTATTTTCATGCGAATTAGATTCTGTTTTCGAGCCTTCAGGAATTCATTGTATATAAATTCAATTGGCGCAATCATAACCATTACAAAAGCAATCCAAAAGGAATTACGCAAATTTGTTGGTAGCCAGTCAACCGCTAACTTTCCAAAATTGATATTAAAGTTTTCATCCTTCATTATGAGATATATTGTAGTCCGGTGAATCCTTCTATCTTAAATCTTCCTGAAGCTGGAATTACACTCATTGAAATCGGCTGATAAAGACCGTAGCCATTAACCCCCGGATCGATCCATTTTGACTCAATTGATAAAGTTGTAAGGTCTACAACCCCATCGACTGCAAGTATCGCCGCCTCTAACTTTTGAACACTTAATTCGCCATTAAATGGCAGGTTCTTTAGAAAATTTTCAATTGCTATCTGAACAGGATATGTAGCTGTCAAAATCGACATGCCGACAGCATTTAAAACTAATGGATCAACCTTTATTTTAAAGGCAAATTTTAGCATATCCGGCAGATAATTTAGAATTGCAACATGATCTCCTGAAGGTGCAATTTCTTCTATGTATTTAGAAAAAGAAACCATTACATCATTGGGAAATATTTCATCAAGATTATCCGGGGCAATTTTTAAAATGATTCGTGCGCGGCCGTTATCTACTACACGACTACAAGCAGCATATTTCACGATCATTGATTCTTCTATTTTTTCGTCGGTTGCTTCAATCTCAAAACCATTTTCCATGTATGTTGTTTTAAATTGGTCGCTGTCCTCCACGAGATCAAAGCCGTATTGAAATCGCAAAGCTTCAGAACGATATTTTCTAAGGTTGAAAACTTTTTGAGTAGCAATTAATTCTCTGATCTCCTGAAGGTGTAACATTGCTGCCAATGAAAAATTATAAAGTACCCAAGCTACTACCTGAAACATAAGCCTCCATATTGACGTTTTTGAGGTCGCATCAATCCCGTTAAGGGATACATTCTTTTCCTTTTCGATTATCAATTCCGCTAATAGTTCCTCGAATGTTTTATTCATATTAATCTACTTTTAAATTTGATCCGATTTTCATCCGGCCGATACCTCGCCGTACTTCAATTGTAGAGAGATTCTTTATTGCTGTTCCTGGTAACAATTCGTTTTGTTCAAAATAATTTTGCACCTGCTTATTATTGTTTATCACTTCAGGAACAAAAAGAACATCACCTGTTTTTATAGATTTACTTACTGGAATACCATTAGCAACGGCAATTTCAAAAGCATTAAAAACACTGCCTGTATATTGAATTGCTATATCCAATAAATTTTGATTAGGGAGTACTGTTATCTCCATTTCTTAAATTTTTGATTGCGGTCATTACCGATTTTACTTTCCCGTAAATGGCTTTTACTTGTACCTCTATACTAAAACCGGCTTTTGGGAGATTTTCAAAAAAGATTGAATAAAATTCAATAGCACACGAAATCGCAATTGATATCAGAGTTATAGTGATTTGATGATCCGTATAAGATTCTGCTCTGAAAGATTTTATTTTGAAAACCCACTCAATGCCGTAAGCTCCCATAATAAACAGAAAGTATGTAACGCTCTTACTTAATGAAAGTCTTATTTTCTCACTTGAAAAGCCATGTTTCCGAAATCGTAAACCTTCATTTGTGGGATTTTGTTTAAATATTACCCAACTTGCATAAACACCGGAGAAGAAATCACCGATCATTAAACCAAATAGTAAGGCTACGCCCAATTGACAACTGGATAAGCTTGCGAGCCATACGGCCGGAATTATTACTGCCGGTTCTTTTACAGCTGTGATAAACGCAAGACTGTACTTTTTATAAATAAAAAATTCTTTCATAATATTTAATATTGAGCATCAATAGTTATTTCTAAGTTTTCTCCTATTTTTAATGTGTTTACGGTCATTCCATCTGCCATAAACTCCAACCTAATTTCTCTCGCAAAATCATCTGATCTAAAATTTTCTAAGAACCTGCGAGAACCTACTCCTGATGCGGGATATGCTTTAAATTCTCCTTTATCTGCAAATAGTAGTAACTTTTGATGTTGATAGGTGCTTTCGCCAATTGTAAAATCTCCGTTAGTAAGAATTGGTTCAAATTTTTCGTTTAAAAGAATGTCATTCGGCATATTATTTCATTTTTCCGATTCCTGTCTGAGTAGTTGCGGTTCCTGTGGTGGTTACCTCTACATCACCGGCACGAACAAACTTATCTATAGCATTTGCCAATTTTACCGCAATTCTTTTTCGGGATTCTCCAGGGTTATCTTTTTGCTGAGCTTCAAACTCAAATATTTCGAGAATATCATTAACAAATATTGTTTTTGCACTTGTTAAACTCATTTTAAAAGCTGTTTAAATTCCGTTTTAAGTTGTGTAAATTCCGCTTGATTTATTAATTCGATCGTAGCTCCTGCATTGGTCATGTAACCGAGTTCAATGATTGTAAACAAACGTTCTAATAAATCAATGAGATTTTTTCCGTTAGCTTCCAAATGTATTTTATCAGAAATTTCGACTGTACTTTTTCCGGTAGTCCATAAAAATTTGTCTACTTGATCCGAAGCAATTACCATCCAGTCTTCATCATCTTCAATTCTAACCGCTAAAACATAAGTTCCTACTTTCGGAATCTGAAGAAAGCTCGTATTATCTGAAAGCACCGGTTTAAGTCTAACTTCCAAAAACTCCTGATCGTCTTCATCAATCAGTGTACATGTTGCCGAGGATTCATCAACCGATTTTACTCTGGCTATATTGCTAACTGCAGGTGCATAGCTTTTCGCCATTTGCTCAAATCCCTGTCTAATTTGTTCCGGTGTTGCCATCCCATATAAATCCTAAATTAACAGTCTGCCGTCCTCCATTCATTCCGAATTCTCCGGAGACTGATTCTATAAAATAATTACCTGTTTTTTCCGGGTACATTCCGCCGTCCACTTCTAAAACCATCCCTTTATTAACATACGGCACTAAAAACAATTGCAAATTCCCTTCGTAGCCTTTATAATTTTCTTTCAATTGAAGCCTGTTTACTATTTCCTGTACAAACTTGGAAGGAAGACCGGCTTTAATTTTCATTTCTTTTTCATTGTCGTATTTTTTTGTCACCCGGTTAATTGCCTTTTCCTGACGCTCTTTTTCCTTTCTTTTACGTTCAGCTTCTTTTTGCGCTTCAGTTTTTTTAAGCTTGCTTTTTGTTTTTGTGACGGTTCCCTTTTGATCTTTTTCTTTGACTACAATTTTTATTGTTTTATCAACCAACCGCTTTTGAAAATCATCATCTTTTACGGTATTCCATCCGATTTTAACCTTTTCTCTTTTTTGAATTTTTCCGAACAAAGTCCCTACAAACAACTCATTGAAATTAAAATACACCGCGAGCTGACATTCTTTTTTCAAGTATTCCAGAACCTGGATTCCGGTAGCGTTTTTAAAGCGTACGTTCTTTAATGGGATATCAGGAATTTCGGAGGATAGTTTTATATCGGTTTCCGCCGTAACGTCCTGTAATAATTGTTTTACAGTAACATTAGCGTAGGTTGCATTGAATATTACATCATATAACTGATAACCGTAACCCTCACATTGCAACTCAACAGGAATTCCGAGCTTTACATTACGAACAAAACCTTCAAAACGTAAATTATTTTTATTGTTATAGCCTAAAGAAACGCTGACTTTGTCACCTTCTTTAAAGAGATAAACTTTATTTTTGTCCGGGTTCAGCAAGTCGATTTCCTGTGTTTGTAATCCCGGAGGATTTACCAGGTACTTTGCCCTCGGTAAAGTAATTGTGCAATTGTCAATAAAGCTTCCTACATCTGTTTTCCATGTTACTTTATTAGGCTTGATTCCTCCATAACCTCCAATTGTAATATCACTTGTTAAATAAAAAGCCATTATTTAAATTCTAAGTCTGTTATAAAATCACTTTTACATGTAAAAGAAAATGGTCTTATCCAATGGTTTTGCCCCTGTACCTCCGGAAACTCTAATTCTGAAATTACAATTCGGCAGGATTTATCTAAAAACATTTCAGGATATCCTCCGTGTAAAGTCTTTTCCTGGGTGCTTTCTTTTATCGCAACTAAGTCCAAAATTTGTTGTTCCGGGACAGTCCTGTTTTTTCCAATGAGAAAACCTCTAATTGTAAACTTGTAGTCCTCAATGTTTACAATTTCTGTAACTGTTCCTTTTCTTTCGGTAACTGGAGTATTAATTATTGTACTCACAAGATTTACAGATATTGTGCAAGCTTCAATCTCCAGTTCTATGTTGGTAAGCTTTCCTCCTTCAATCTTACTACCTCTTAATATTATTGGAAACCATATATCCTGACCATAAACACCACTTTTATTAAATGATTGCCCTTTGAGGCTCTTATGAATTGTACCCCTGGGACGTTCATTTTGTGGAATGCCCGAATAGGTAACATCAAGATTTAATTTTTTAGGCTCATCTATATGATATGAATGTCGTCCGAAAACTTCACCATAAAGGTCATAAAGATTGATAACGTTTGCCGTTGTTGGTGTCATTACATATTTTTTGATCCGTTAAACAAAACTCTTCCCATCAACTCCATTAATAATTTTTCAATTTCCTGTTCGCTCTCCTTCATGTTCACTGTAGTGAATTGGATATTGTCAAAGAATTTACCCAGGTTAATTGTGATGTGCTTGGTTCCGCCGCCGCTTATAGTATCGCCAGCTTCTTTGGATTTCTTTTTGTTTTTTTCCTTTCCTTCAGAATCGGCAGATAAATTCTTGAACCTGGTCAAATCTGAAAAATAAGGTGCTTTTGCAGCTTCTTTTTTTGGTGTTTTTTTCGCTAATTCCTTCTGTTTTTTGCTCTCAGCTAATGACTTATTGTAATTATTTGAAAAAGCATCGCCAACGCCTTTTGTAGCTTCAGCAACAATTCCGGTGAGCGGATTAGCTGCTACAATAGTCCCTCCAATTTTTTTAATTAGTCCGGGAATCTTTGAAAAGTCACCGGAAAAAATTGCGGACATCAGGGAACCAACATCTTTAAAAATTGAAGCTATGGCCTTCGGAATCCGAGAAAACGCTTCGATAACCAAGTTAGGCAGCTTGACAACCGTGTCCATGATATTTGAAGCGAATTTCTTTATAGCTGCCCATGTACCATCTACAAGAGCTCTAAACGTATCGAATTTCTTATAAGCAATAATAAATCCTGCTACAAGTGCCGCAATTGCTGCTACAACCAAGCCGATCGGGTTTAACATCATCGCAATGTTTAATAGATTTTGCGCAACAGTTACAATGCCCGTCCATAATGCTTGTAATTTGAGTACCGCCTGATAAGCCAGGAAAGCAGCCGTTAATCCACCCACGGCAACGGCAAAAGCATTAACACTGTCGGAACCACCCGTTAACCATCCAAAAAATTCTTTTCCCACGTCAATCGCTCCCGAAAGTGTATCAGCTATGCTCTGAATTTGTGGCTGAATACTTTCCAAGAAAGGCCCTACCTTTTCAGTAAGGGAAATTCCCAAATTAAGCACTTTGTAAATTACAGGTGCGAATGCATCACCGATATCAGTCAAAGCATTTGAAGCTCTATCCTTTAGAGATTCCCATTTTCCGGACATGGTCTGGTTCATTTTTTCTAACGCACCTGGATAAAGACCTCCTTCCATTCTTGCCATTGCCAAAGCTTTTGCAAGTAGATCGTATGTAACATCAAGTTCCTTAACTTCATCTTTGTTTTTTCCGGTCGCTTTAGCCAACAATGCGTAAATATTAATCCCCGCATATCCAAACTGTTTAATATCAGCCGCTGAAGCCTTTCCAAGCGATTTAATTTGCTGCATATTAATAGCCATTCTCTGAAGTTCATCATTACCGCCTCCCGTTGCTGAAATAGCATTCGCAAGGTTCATGATGTCCTCTCTGGCATTTTCTGCATTACCATCAACACTTACTAAAGCTCTATTCGCTTTTAGTAGGGTAACAGTATCATACGAAGAATCTTCAGCATCCTGGCGGATGTTCGCGTAAGCTTGATTTGCTTTTTTTTCACCTATAAATGTTGAAAGTCCGATGATACCCTTTTCTTTTTCCATTGCTCCGGAAATAGCTTCACCAATCCCGGATTTTACAACATCTAAGAAAGACGATGCGATATTTGCTCCGATGTTTCCCAACATTGAACCTATCGCAATATTTCCGACGCTTCCACTACCTGAACCCGACGAGCTTCCGCCCGGACTTCCTGGGTGTCTGTTTGCCTGTCTTTGCAATGCTTCCAGTTCCCTTCTTGCCGCTGCGATTTGGTTGGGAATCGTCGAATTTCGGATCGTGTTTTCAGCTTCTCTGATTCTTCGCTGTATCTCGTTGTAACTTTGACCTAATACACGGTTCCGGCGCGTTTGAGCATCTGCATGTTGAGCCATACGGCGGAATGCAGCTTGAGAAGTAGCGCTCAGTCTCCCGAGACCGCCACTCATCAAATCTTTCATTCTTACAACAAACTCAACAATATTACTCACAGCTTATATTTTTCTTTCGCCTTGTTTTTTCCAGATTTCTAAGGCTATCCCGGTTCGGTAAAAGAATTTTTCATCTCCCCATTCCTTCAGGGCATCGGCGCCGAACTGCATGGAACCAAAAACAATTAAAAATTCAATACCTGATTCTTTTTTTTCAAAGTCTTTTTGTCCTTTCTCGTTAAGCGCGAAAAAACTCCCCTTTCTTTCCTTCTAAAATGTTATTGATCTGAAGGAATACGGCAATAAACATATCTTCATTTTCGATCAGCTCGAAATCTCCGTCGATCCATAATTGCTCAACTACCAATACAACAGCCTTCGCCATTCCATTTGTTCCAATTGCTGTTAGATAGTCTCCTAAATCCTCAGCTGTCGGCGGACGTAATACTGCGAGTTTATCCTCTACTTTCAGATAAATCAGTTCACGCCCTCCGAATTCCGATTTCCACTGTTTCAGTTTTTCTTCAGTAAATCTTTCGATAAATGGAGTTCTGTCATGATTGACGTTTTTAGGGGATTGCAATTCTTTCTCAGATTCCTTTGCCTTTCTTTTGGCAAATGCAGATTGCAAGATTTCGTTTTCGTTTTTTTCAACTGTATTAACTGATTGTTTCATTGTTGTAATTATTTAAATTTTTATTTTTTAGTGAACGATCTGTAAGCCCATTGCGATGTAAGGAAGTGTGATTTCCCTATTTTTAGCGCCCTGTTCCATCGAAACTCCGGTTTCCATAAACTGAACACCAGGAACGATATACGATTTAAGTTTATCGGTAAGTCTGCGTTTATAGCTAATTGAGATAACAATAAGTTCGTGCGGAACCTCTGTGATATCATCATAACCGGCATCCTGTGCAGCTTTATCCATAGCATCAGCTTCAAAACCTAAAAGTTTTATATTTCCTTCATATTTTTTTGGTCCTTTCATGATATCTATTGGTTCGTCGCCTGCTCCTAATAGATGTTCAGCTTCAACGGTCTTTTTTGCTTCAAAACCTCTCAATCCTTTGATAACACGGTTAAGTATTTTAACCTCGAAATTTGACCAGGCACACTCTGAAGTAGTGATATTAATATTCATTGTTAAATTGTTTTAGTTAATCCTAAATTCAATACGATCCACGTCATATACCCGAGCGGCTGTATTTCGATCTGCTGTTCCAGTGTACTTGTATTAATTAAGTCCTGATCTGTGGGAATATAAACTTCAGCATTACTGATTTGCCCAGCCATCTGCAAAAGAAGTTGAGATTTTAGATTTTTTTCCAGATAAAGAGCATCTGCATCGTTAATTTTCCCCTCTTTGGTCATACGTACCGAAGTTTCTAAAAACGGAGTTGTGGAGGATGCTGTAACCCTTTGAGCTTTATCAATCAATCTTCCGAGAACTAAAATTTTAAAATCATCGTTTCCGGCCATCTTATCAACGCTGAAGAAATAGCCCGCCACTCCGTCCCTGGTGTGATAATGAATGTAGCCAGCATTGGTGAAATTATCAAGTTCAACAGGGTCGAGTTCGTCGATTGACTTTGTGCCGATAAATGCGGTTGTGATGCTTAAAACTCCGTTCATACCATCACCCAATTTAATGTGTGCCGGATATTTAACAGCTCTACCCAGAGCCACTCCGATCGATGCCGATCCGTCATTTTTAGTACCACCTAAAACGACTCCTGCAAAAGTATTTTCAGCAGTAACCGGCTGATAAATTGGCGTTACAGATTCATTGGCAATTCTACCTTCTAAAAGAATTCTTACGGGCCTGTTAATAGAGCGTTGATACTCTGCCAAAATCTTTGATGTTACAAGAGCTTTTTGTACGTCCTGATCTAAAAACCCAGCGCCTTCATCATAAGAACCTGCGGGATTTCTACAAACACCTACAAGATTAACTCTACCTTTTGAAATTGTAAGTAGTTTTTTTACTCCGTTAATATTTGTTGAAGTACAGGCGCTCTCCATTGTCATTGTATCTTCAACTCCTAAAATCCAAAGCTCCTGACTTCCTCCGAGTTCATTGTAAAATTCGAGGATATGTCTGTATAAAAATGGTTCTGAAGCCAGAGTATAGCCTTTATTCTCGGCATCCTGAAGCGAGTAAACCGTTACTACTTTGCCGATATTTGCCACGGAAGAGGCGGTTCCTACAATTCCTGCAACGCCGTCAGTTACTAAAACTTGACGTTGCAAGTTGCCGTTGGTTATATTAGCTCTAACATTAGGCGTTCCAGATTCTTGTGGCATGTTATTGTTGATTTAAGGTTGATTTGTATTCTGTTAATGCAGAAATTAATGTGTCTGCTTTCTGATCTTCGGTTTTAATCTCGAAAAACTTACACAGTTTTTTAAGATCATCATATTTCATTTTATCGACTTCATTTGCTTTTAAGAAAGTTTCCATCATAATTTCCTCCACTTGTGAAGGTGCAGAATCGTTTTCTGCCTTTTCCTTTTCTAAAACTTTTCTCGAATATGATTCGATGTTCTGATCGTCTAAGGTTCCCGCCATTCCCAGGGCTGTTCCTTTGTTATGAAAAACACGACCGTCTGAAGTGATATGACATTCGTCGCTCGTAGGATGTCTATCAAAATAATCCTGAGCCTTTTCAGTGAATTTTTTCATTATTTAGAAATTTAAATAGTTGTTAAATAGAGTTTAAATAATCTTTTTCCATCTTAATATGAAGGCGAGAGCTACGATGGCAAGAATTAATAAAAAGAATCGTCCGAGCCATATTTGGATTTTTTGGAATAACGTTAGTGGTTTTTCCACTTCAACGGGTTTATCCACATAGATTGGTGTTTGCTCGTGCTCTTTAATATATGTTTCCTGCCATTGTTTAAATAGCTCTTCTACTTGTTTTTTACATTCGACATTCAATTTATTTCCTGTCAAAGTTGCTTTCGGTGTGCTTAAAGATTTTCCGGATCTGGAATTTTTTAAAGTTTCCGGAGTTTCCCTGAGTACGGGTTTACCGTTGATACATTCGATATACGCTTCGTAATATGAGCTGTCTGCTTCTACTTTGTATATGGTATCTTTTAGGATTTTGGTTACTTCTCGTGTTTTTTCGATAGTCACCGGAGCCAGCAGTTTCTTGGTTGCACAAGAAACTACAACCCCAATGATAAAAACAACACTTAGTATGAAGAAAAGAATACGTTTCATTTTAAAAATTTATTTGTTTTAACCAGGCTTTTACGTCAAAGCTTGGACATGCTTTTTTCACATTTGGAAAGTCTCTATGACCTTTAATTTCCGCATTTGGAAACTTGCTTTTAAGTTCTTTTAAAAGCTTAATTTGAGAAGCTTTTTGCGCTTCCGTTCTATTGTCTACAGGTTTGCCGTTTGCATCAATACCTCCTAAATATGAAATATTGATACTTGGTGTATTATATCCTGCAACGCCGTTGGATATTTGCTCAATTGGCAATGTATTGACGATTTCGCCATCCGCTTTTATCATAAAATGATATCCCGGATTTTTCCAACCTAAATTATTTTTCCAGTATTTTTTAATACTATCTATTGTTGTGTTTTGTGGTGTCGCTGTGCAATGCAGCACAATGTATTTTATAGCTCTCATAATTTGATTTTAATAAATACCGCCTGCCATATAAAAACAGGCGGTATCAGCTATTATGGATATTAAATTTTATTAGGTTGTAGGAGCCTGATTGATGGTAAGAACACCCCTCCAGTCTTCACGTCTACATCTGCCCCCTGTTTTAACTAATCCAGAGTGGATATCACCATAATACAATGGATTCCCCATATCCTGGAATAATTCAGTATCTCCGGTTGATTTTGCAACACTATCTTTTTGCCATAATAAACAGCCTAAATTAGAATCAGCTGCTAAAGCTTCACCCGGTAAAATCGGACGATTTGTGGACGGATCAAATGCTAATACAGAACTTCTATCTAAGAAAGTAAAATCAGCAAATTTTCCAACGACTCCATTAGTTAAGTCAACAGAACCCTGAAAAGCTGCCATCTGATTTTGTGATAATGAATCTACAAACTCTTGTAGCATGTTACTTTCTAACATTGCGTAACGTTCTGTCTTAATAACATTTGATTTATTCATCATTGCCTGTGCCTTCTGAAACTCTTTATAGTGCAAAGCTTTTCTTTGGCCTGTCTGCCCATCTACAAGATTTACGGAAGTTGCAGCCCCTGATGTTTGTATCTGATTAGAAACCGGCAGATATTCCACGGTAGAACCACCCCCAACAGTTGGCTTGAAGCCTCTTACCCAGTTGTAGAGCATGTCATCTCCAACAGTTTCGGCAAGTGTATTGGTATGATCTCCCAATACTGAGTCGGTTTTAGCATAGGAAATTTCCATTCCTTCCGTCCAGGTAATTAAAGTTGGATCGGTGGAATACACATCTAAAGCGTAGAAAATTGCAGTATCACCTCTTTGAACAGCAACTGCCGGAAGAGAAGAACGGTTTTTAACAACGTTCGGTCTTGCACCTGCTTGCGGAATATATACGATGGAACCTCCTTTTACAAATTTTGATTCATCAACGCAATACTGTAAATGCGGGTTTGTTTTGAAAAGTTTTTCAACAATATACGATACCCACAGTTCCTGTGGTATTTTTGGATTTGCCATATAATTAGTCTTTTAAGTCAGGGAATTTTTCGTTTTTCAATTTTGCATACAGGTCGGGGAAATTTTGTTTAACAGTTTCCAACTCATCAGAACGATATAAATCGTCCCATTTCTTACCTGCATATTTTTCCGCGCCCTCTTCAGTGTTAATAGCATCGGTAACAGAGACCTGTGCCGGCATTACATCGATAAGGTCTTTTAATCCTTCCGGATTTTCTGCGAACTGCTTTTCAAGTTTTGCGGCAAGTTCATTTGTAAGTTTTTTGGCTGTTTTACCTATATCGATAAGGTCTTTAACCTGTTTTTTCACCGTTTCGGCCTTCAGGTCTTTCAGTTCAGTTTCTTTAGCTGCCAAATCTGTTTTGTATTCATCAGATTTATTGGCTTTATCAACTAAATTATTGATAGCGGTAATTACTTCGCCTTCATCACCTGCTTTTAAATTAAGTGCTGTAAGGATTTTAGCAGCATCTAAAGTATTATTACTCATATTTTTTTTGATTATAAAATTTGAAAGATCAGATAAGTTCAATTCGTTATTGTCAATATCATAGAGGTTCGCCAAAGCATTGTAATTACCCGGAATATCCACTAAAGAAATTTCACGCGAAAACCATTTAGTAAGTGTCGGGCTATCCTGTCCGGATAACTTTAGTTCGTTATCGTCTGAAGCTTCGATCACAGTTATTTTACCTACCGATGCAGCGTTCAAAAAACCGGATTCAACTTCGTCGGCCGTTCTCTGTCCTCTGGGATGAGATAAGTTGATACAAGGTTTTGCAAAAACTTTATCCCCGTCTACTCTAAAGTCTTCCCAACGAACCAAAACACCAGCCTCCCGAGGAAACTCATCTGTACCATGTAAGTAATAACCAATAGGATTTTTTTTCACTTCATCAAGCATATAACCGGCAGTTAAGCATCTGTAGCCATATACATTTACTGAGTCATCTGTTATGCAAAACTCTTTGTCTATTTTCTTGAATTTTTCACTGCTCATTTTGGTTCAAAACATTTTTCTGATGCAAAGATTCGTAATTCCCAAACCAAAGCATAAAAACTGAGCAAGGATTGCACAACTATTTCAAAATCAAAGTCTTTAGCTACAATTTTGTACCGAGAAATAGTATATATGGGCGTAAGTAAACAGCAACAAAGAGAACACGCAAGACTACTTTATGTAGGTGAAAGAATCACCCTCAAAGAAGTTGCGGAACGCGTTGGAGTAACTGAAAAAACGGTCGGCAGATGGTGTAAAGAAGACGGATGGGAAGAACTTAAAAAAAGTCTCTTAACAACCCGACAAACACAGCTTGCCAGATGGTACAGTCAATTAGATGCAATTACGAGTAGTATCGAGGCGCGGAACAATATTCCTACAAATGCTGAAGCTGATACAATGAGTAAAATCACAGCAAACATTCAGCGGCTTGAAGTCGAAATCGGCATCGGGGAAATTATAGAAACCGGTAAAAAAGTGATAACATTTATTCAGCATATCAGTCTTGATGATGCAAAAATGTTCAAGGGATATTTTGACGAGTACATCAATAACCGCGTGAAAAATGGCTAAAAAGAAAAAGACGGATAAGGAGTGGTTATCGGAATGGAAAGAATTTGGAGACAATATCGACAATGCAACCCCGATCGACCTCACCGAATCAGCCGTCAATAAGCTAAAGAGAATTAAACGTCTTGAAGCAAACGACGAGGAGTGGTTTAAATACTATTTCCCGAACTTCTATACGTCCGAACCCGCCGATTTTCATTTGATATCAACCAAAAAGGTTATCAATAACGCTGAATATTATTTAGTGCGTTCCTGGGCTCGTGAGCTTTCAAAATCTGGTCGTACCATGATGGAAGTTTTAAAGCTTGTTTTAACTGGAAAGAAAAAAAACATCCTTTTAGTCTCAAACTCGTATGATAATGCGAATAGGCTCCTTATGCCTTATAAGGCAATTTTAGAGCGAAATAATAGGATTATTAATGACTATGGAACACAACGGAAAGTCGGTTCCTGGGAAGATGGGGAATTCACCACTCGAGGCGGAGCTTCATTCAGGGCATTGGGAGCGGGTCAATCTCCCAGAGGAACCCGAAACAATGCTATTCGTCCGGATGTGATTTTAATTGATGATATCGATACTGATGCTGAATGTTTAAATCCTGAGCTCATTGAGAAAAAAATTAAATGGATAAATGAAGCATTAATTCCAACACGTTCGATTTCTAACGGTCTTTTATTAATTGCCTGTGGAAACATCATTGCCGATTACTGTTGTATAACCGAAATGGGAGCGAAGGCCGATTCATGGGAAATTATCAATATCAGAGATGAAAATAATAAATCTACTTGGCCACAGAAAAACTCTGAAGAAGCAATCGACCGGGTTCTGGAAACGATCAATTATGAAGCAGGCCAGAAAGAGTATTTTAATAACCCTATGGACGGCGGGAAGACCTTTACTAATATTGTAGACAAAGAGCCATTTGTTTTGCGCTATTGCGATCATGTGGTTATATATGCCGATCCTGCAACAAGTAACAGCGAAAGCAAAACTTCCTCATCCAAAGCCGTTGGAATTATTGCCAATAAAGGATTAGAGTTTCAAGTACATAAAGCATGGGTTGATAAAATGAGTAATTCAAAATTCGTTGACTATCTTTTTGAAGCTTACAAAATTTGTCAAAAGGCGAAAGTTGATCCGATTGTTGTTTACATAGAAAATAATACCCTGCAAAATCCTCACTATGAACAGGTTCTTTTGCCTACTATTTTTGAGAAGGAACAGAAAGAAACTTTTAACCTCCCAATTACCCCCGATACAAGGGAAAAACCGCACAAATGGACTCGTATAGAAGGAACGTTGGAACCAATGATCCGGCTTGAAAAATTGACCTTTAACGCTAAAGAAAAAGATAATCCACACATGCAACGGCTCAAAGCTCAGTTTAAAAATGCTAACCCAAAAGCCAAAGCACTCGACGGCCCCGATATGGTTGAGGGTGGTGTAGTGAAGATCAAAGATAAAAAAGCAGCTGAAGCAATGGGAGGAGTTGAAATGTACCAAAGAACACCAAGCCGTCACAGACTTTAAAAAATATATTATGAGTTTAGTCAAACCCGAAGATTTAACAACCGAACTATATCCTGAAGTAGTAGCCGAAATTACCAGAGCATCGGAGCAGGAGCAGAAAACACAAATTCAAGCCGCGGAGGATTTCGCAAAAGGATTCGTTTTTAAATACGATTTAAAAGCCCTTTTCGGAACTCCGACTGAACCCGCTACCGTAATTGATGAAAGTTTAAAAAAGTGTATTAAAATACTTGCTGCTTACTTTTTGGTAAGAAAAGCAAATCCAAATGTTTCCCTTCAGCTTTACCGTGAAGATTATATGATGATGATCGGAACCAAAGAAGAACCGGGATGGTTATATGAAATAAGAAACGGAGCTGTAAATCCTGATTGGCCTTACAAAATGGATGATCCGGAAACGCCCGAAGATGAGAGTTCAGTCAACAATGATATTTACTGGTCTTCAACCAAAAAACGAGAAAACAGATTTTAACTATGAAAAGAACCAAAATACCTGAACCAACGCCGCAAAGTCCGGCTCCTGCATATTTAATTCATGATTTAACTATTGTCGCTCCTAACAGAGGACGTAAAGATATTCAATCTTTAAAAGAAGCTGTAACAAGTGCGGAATTAGTACACTTTCCGAACAGAACATTATTATATGACCTATATCACGATGTCACCACAATGGACGGACATCTCAAAGGTATTATAAGAAAAAGGATTGATTCGGTACTCAATAAAAAACTTAAGTTTTACGACAAAAACGGAAAGGAAGTTATTGAGATTACTAAACTAATGCGAACGAGAGGACGCGTTCTCATCCGTAAAATAATGGAATCGGTTCTGTGGGGAGTTTCCGGTGTTGAGTTTAAAGTGGGTGATAAATTTAGTTTCACTGAAATCCCGAGAAAACACATTAAACCGGAAAAAGGAATAATCACTAAAAGCCAGTATGGAACAACGGCTGAAAATGGCTATAAAATTGATGATTTACCGTTTGTCTGGGTAATTGGTGAAAAAGACGATTTAGGATTACTTTTAGCATGTTCCATGTATGCTATTTATAAACGTGGAAATTTTGGAGATTGGGCGCAATATGTTGAGATTTTCGGACAGCCAGTGCGAATATTGGAATATGATGCCTATGATACAAAGACCAAAACCGAATTAAAAGAAATGCTGGATAAATCCGGCAATTCTTTAGCAATGATGATTCCTAAACAGGCGGCTTTTCAAATGCTTGACGGCAAAGCAAGCAACGGCGATGGTAAATTACAAGGATCGTTCAAAGATGCCTGTAATCAGGAAATGTCTATTGCCGTTTTAGGAAATACCGAGACAACTACAAGCAGCACAAGTTCCGGTTATGCACAATCAAAAGAACATGGAGATCAGCAGGACGAGATTACAGCATCTGATCTTATTATGGTTGAAAATTATCTTAATTCAGATAAGTTTCTTTCAATCTTAAAATCTTACGGATATGATGTTGAAGGTGGTGAATTTGGTTATGAACTTGAGCTTAACCTTGCTAAATTAAAACTTCGTTTAGAAATTGACATACAGATTTCGACAAAAGTTCCTATCGGTGATGATTATTGGTATGAAACATACGGTATTCCTAAGCCTGATAATTATGAGGAATTACGCAAAAAAATGGACGAACAAAATTCATTTGCTCAAAGGGAAAAAAATGCTGAAGTTTCTGAAAAAGAAAAGACAACTGAAGAAAAGGAAGAGAAGCCAGGAACAAAGAAAAAAAATGAGAAACCTAATAACCTTGTTGATGTTTCCGAACCTAAATTGTTAGATCACATATTTAAAAAACTGGCCGATTTTTTCGACCAGGCCCGACAATAGTCGGGCGATTAAACAACCTATATTCAAGTCATTGCGAGACGTGCGGAGGCTTTATTGAAAACCTTGCCGACAATGGCGGTGATTGGGACGATATTTACAAAGAAATAGCGCGGGAACTGTTGGAAAACAGCAATATTTTGATTAATGCTGATCTGCATTTAAGAACTGTTGAAAAGCTTATTTCCGCCGTAAATAAGGGCATTGGCAATTTTGATAATACACCCGAAAGTACTAAACATCTTGCAGAGAAATTAAAACAAAATATATACTCCTTTTCAGCTGCAAAGTCATTCACGCAAATGCAGTATTACCGTGATATGATGATTGGCGATGATGGAAACATTCTCGGAAAGGGTTCTTTCGTAAAAAGGATTGCTGATACTGGCGAAATTTTCAATAAAAAGTTTTTAGAAACTGAGTATGAAAACGCCTACTATTCGGCAATAATGGCCGATAAATGGGATAGATTCGGAGAAGATGATTATTTACAATATTCAACCGTAGGCGATAGCCATGTAAGGCCTTCACATGCGGCACTTGACAAATACACCGCTCCTAAAAATGCGGCATTTTGGGTTACCAATTATCCTCCGAATGGGTGGAATTGTAGATGCACCGTTATTCCCGGAAAAGGTAATGAGCAAAATAAACTTACTGAAAAGGAAGCAGGAAACCAACTGAAGGCCGAAAACAGAGATACGCCTTTTTATAATAACGTCGGATTATCAAAACTCATTTTCAAAAACAATCATCCATACTTTGTAAACTCGAGGGGCAAGGAAATGAATTTAAGTTGGGAGCAGTACGGAATGCAAAACATTCAACAGATAAGAGCTTCTCAGCTTTCAGAATATGTTCGTACAACAATGGAAGATTATTTGAAATGGTGGGATTCACAGCCAAAATTATTGAATGATGATATCATAATTAAAGATGTTTTAGGTAATAACATTTTATTAGACAGTGCTACCGGAAAGAAGGGGCGGGAAACCGATTATTTTAAACAGCACATTATCCGAAAAGAAGCGGACAAGAGGCATGAATATGCAACGGAAATTCCTAATGTTTTAAAGTCACCTGATGAAGTCTGGCTTAATCCGAAAGATAAGAATACAAAGGTTTATCTGAAGTATTATGAAAACGGAACGATAAAATTAATCGTCGACGAAAACAATAAAGCTGAAACAATGTTTCTTATCGAAAAGGGAGATAAATCAGAACTCAATAAGCTTGGAGAAGCGCGAAAGGGTATCCTCATGCATCGATAAAAAAAACGAACCGTAAAAGGTTCGTTTCTATCAATATGTACAAGGAAAATGGCACATCGGTTTAGGAAGCCCATATCCGGCACTCACATTGACAATACAAATATACAAAACTTTTTAATATGAACCCACAGGAGTTTGAAACAGAGCTAAATAGAAAGGCAAATGAACTGAAAAATTATATGTTGGTTGTATTTCCTGTAAAAGCCGGAAAGATTGCTGTTCGATTTGTAAACGGAAATTTTAGGGCGGGTGGATTCCAGGGAACTTCTTTTAAGAAATGGAAGGCAAACAAGAAAGGAACTACAACACTTATTAAAACGGGTAAACTTCGAGCAGCGACCTATTATACTGTTCAACCTGGACAAATTACGATTAAAAACTCAATGCCCTATGCTAAAGTCCACAATGAAGGTTTTAAGGGAAGTATAAGCGTAAAAGCACATTCGCGCAATAAGTATTCAAAAACCAAAGTAGGAACCGGGAAATTTACACGTACAGGAAAAGAGAGAACACGAACCATGACGGTAAAAACAGGAGAAAAGGCAATCAAAGCTCATACACGTGAAGTTAATATTCCGCAAAGGCAATTCATTCCAACAGCAGCGAGCCCGAGCCCTGTTCTTAACAACGCGATTTTGCGTGAAGCAGCAAAAGATATTAATAATATAATGAAATAATATGGATTACTTTTTTTCACAAATTATCAGAGACCTTCAGAAAAGAATATCGGCTGAAGTTCCTGAGATAAATTACATAGATCAGGATTTAGGACAATTGGGGCAAACCGATGAAAATAACAGACCTGCCTTATCCTATCCTGCTATTTTAATTGATTTTCCTGATTCTAATTATACGGAACTGGCGGACGGAGCTCAGCTCGGAGCCGTACCGATTACGCTTCAGTTAATTATGGATACATACAGTCAAACATGGCATAAAGTCCCGGAAGATGTTATAACAAAAGGACTTGATTATTTGCGAATTGAACAGAAGCTTCATAATTGCCTACAAAAATGGCATCTTGATTATTTTTCTCCTTTGATACGAACAAATGTAAAAAGCCAAAATAACAACGATATCGGGCTCCGTGTACGTACTCTGACATTCACTACACAGTATGAAGATTACAGTTCAATTCAGGAAGATTTTAAAGAGGTTAATTTTACTTTTAAAGGCGATTTAAAAGGTATTTAAAAAAGAGATAATTGCTGTTCATTTTCCTGTGAAGGAAAAACCATTCCTTTTATGTTCATCCACTGGCGGTACGAAATAAAGATATTATGTTGAGGAAAGTAGTTATTCAGAATTCGTGTATCGGGTACATCGGCGTGCTTATACTGGTTGTAAACCGATATAATGTATTTTGCCCGCTTAACATAATTTCTACGATTGTACGCCATTGCGACAAAAATACTCGACAATAAAACACAAGTCAAGTTGGCGTTTTATCTATGCAAAAAAACCGCAATGAGCGGTTTTTTTTATTGAATTAGAAGATTTTTGTTAATTATCGAACAATTATTTCCGCCATTATTTTTAAAGGAATATGAGACATTTTTTTCTTTGTTCTCGTATGAAAAACCAATATTTAAATTTTCATATTGTTGCGAGGGGTTTATGTCTTTTTTCCAAAGTGTTACCATTTTATCACAACTGCCTGTTATTGATTTAAAAACTATTGCAGATTCATAATCCTGAAATGTAGTCTGTATTCTGATATCAGCAGCCCCGGATTCACGATATTTTTTTAAATCCTGCTCTGTAGCATTTGCCGGTAAATATTCATAATAAAGTGTTGGTTCTGCACTGTATGTCCCAACTAACTTGTAACCTGGGAAAAATTCTTTTGCTATGTGATCCGGGAGACTCTTATCGCCGTGGTGAATTTTATTTAAAAGCTCGAAATTTTGTCCGAAAACGAACGTAGAGAATAATATAAAGAAGAGTTGTTTTTTCATGTTAAAAAGGTTTGTATATATCGGTGTTTTCAATCAGTAAATCTATCGTTGCATCATATAGCGCATGTATTAAAATAATTCCTTTTGGGTCTTTTATTCTGCATGAATATCTATCGTAAGGATCATCTAAGGTAAAAGATTGTTTCAGTAAGAAGAGGCTCTTTTCAGCTATTATCATGCTGTCTGAAAGGGTTAATTTTGTTAGAATTTCCTCAAGGTTAGGTTTAAGAAAGAGAAGATCCTCTCTTTTGCTTTTAAGGTCGTTAAATATTTCATTGTAATTAAGCATGTCCAAATTTAATAATTAAATTTAATAAAAAAAGGCAGGCCCGCCGACCTACCTTTTTGACAGTGATGCAATTATATTAATGCTACAAAAACAACATAATACCTTGTTTGTTTCTGTAGCAAAGATAGAAGAAAATTAATTTTTTAAATTACGGTTTCCCGTTTTCCTCTTACTTTTATTATTAATATGCAGTGCTTCCAAACGATCATTTTTTTTCCTTTTAAATTCAAAATAATCGGGATCAATCAGAAAATCACGTCCGAGAATAATTCCGAATTGCAAAATCTCGGCGAATGTAGGAACTTTCTCCGGGTCTTTCGGAGTGAATTTTATGTGAGAAACATCTTTGTTTTTTGGTTGAATATCAACATCACACGTTAATAAAAAACCCTTGCCTAATATACTTTCATCGAAAGAAAGTTTTATTGCTTCAATCGTGTCATTTTCCAATAGTGCTTTTAATTCCATAACTTTAAATTAATGATGGTTTACATTTCTTTTTAAATTCCCGCTCTGCTACTTTGTACCAGATGTTTTCTTCCGTAGGTTTTTCGCCGTCTTTAACAGCACAATTCAATTCTATTTTTTCCCTGGTGTTTCCGTTTGGGAATGTTTCATCGTCAAACTCATAAATCCACGGGATAATTTTATACCCTTTTATTTGTAGTGCTTCCAGAACCTCCTGTTCGGAGTATTCAAAACCATTTATCTTCATGCTTTCTTTTTTTTCGGGCCGATGGAAAAACCGTGCGCCGAAAAGCTTAATTTCTTTAATCATAGTTTAATTTTATTTCAAAATTATAATGTGAGACTTTGTAATTAAAACGGTTTACCGTAACCTTAATAAATTATTTATTTAAATTTTTTCTGCCAACCAATACCGACCGTTTAAGTAAGTGCTTGGATATGGCATTGCGGTATTATCAATTTTCTTTTTCATTCGTAGTTTCGGGATATAAAGAAGAGCTTCTATTTTTTCAGCATCCGTTAGAGCGTTCCAGGCTTTACGTGTTGCTGTAATTTTTCCGACCTTATACCCGTATGCATTCCAGAAATATTCAAAGCTTAAATCTTTAGGAATCTCTACATAATCAAAATCAAGCTCCTTTCTTTCCATGAACTGTAAACATTCGCCTTCTGTCTTTGGTACTCGAACAGATTTAAAAATCCAGTGCACTTGTTCTACAGTCCATCGTTCCCCTTCAAGACTAATCGATTTAAGCACCCCGAAGGCGTCGAATTTCATGTAAAACTTTTTATCCGACTGTTTATGCAGTGCAACGTATTCGGTTGTCATAATAATTGTTTATGGAGTTCGTTTTTTATTTGAAGAATTGCGTTAGCTTCATAGGAACCAAATTCATTAGGAAAGTAGATTTCAAATTCTTGGAGATACTTTAATAAAGCTTCAGCTTTATGATATGGTAGTTTCAAAATGAAGGATTTATCTTTCTGTCTGTTTTTGATTGCCTTTTGTAAAAGTTCCGTCCGGAACTCTGTGCAGATTGAAATTGCACTTCTGTACATTTTTGGCTGCTCTTGTATGTTCAACGTATCAAGAGCTTGCATACTGTTATTTAAAACAAGTAATTTGCTATTATCAAGTGTTAAGAGAGCTTTCATCCGTTTTTTCTTTTGAATAGGCTCTTCTAACAGTTGACTGTGAAACGCCATATTTATCAGCAATTTCCTGAAATGTTAATTTTTCCTGGTCATAATGACGAACTACATACAGATGCATTTTTGACTTATCAAAACCCGGCTGCGCTGCTTTTGCCTTGTTTTCCTTCCTGCGTTTATCTTTTTCTTTCTGCGTTTTATTTTTTTTGACATTTGTCTCGTAAAACTTCGCTGCATTTTCATCTTTTTTTACTACTTCGTATGTCCAGCAACGTAATCCCTTGTCGTATGTTCTTACTCGTTCGACTTTGTTTTTATTGGCTTCCTTAAAGCCGTTAACAAAATCGACTATTTTTTTATGTTCTGTTTTTGTATTCATAATATTGCATCATTACTTAATTATAATTTTTCTGTTCAAAAAAGTGTCCTTCTACTAATCTACCTGTGTATTCTAAGTCCTTTTGAGCCTTTAAAAAAGCATTATATAAGCTGTCCAAACGTGATGGCGGGATATCATTAAAATTTTCAGCTTTAGCAGCTCTACAGGCGTGCCCTTTTACGTACTCCATATTCGCGGGCCTATTCATTAACTTGTAAAGGCCGAAAATAGCAGCGATCACTCGTTTTCTTTTTTTGTCGAGATTCTCACTCCCTTTTTTTTCTAAAGTACTACACAGATTGTCGATTTCTTCCGGGAAAAGCTCTTTCGCAGATGTTGTTCTGCCTCCCGTATAATTGTCTATTATTACGTCTCTCTGGTCTAACAAACCCTGTTTTCCGAGAAGTGTCATTAATTTTTTCAGTGTTGCCATTTTTTAAAATTTAAGTTTGTTCTCACCGGCGGCCATTACCGCCGGCAAAAACATTTGAGATTAATTGTTTATAAAATTGTAAACGCCATCAAATCGGAGCTTTTCAATTTTTAAAGTCTTCACATAAATTGCAGGATCGTTCTTGTTTTGTTGTCTAATCTCTTCTAAAACTGTATTTACATGATCTCTTACCTGCTGTTCATTGTCTGCTAAACAAAAATGTACTTTTGAAACACCTGTAATTTTTACGTTCTTTTCAGCCGGTTTTGTAACCAGAAACTGAACCCTATAAAGTTTTGCAATTCTTTTCGGCATGATTTAATCTTCTAAATAGTTATTCATTTCTTCGATCAATTGGTTAGCGGCTTCCATTGCATCAATCTGATTATCAAAATCTCTATGCGCGGAGTCCTTATCAATATACCCTTGATATCCGCCTATCCTCAAAAATTCCACAAATGCATCGTACCACTCTTCAAAGTCTTTTTCCATAATTTTATTAGATTTAAGTTTGAATCTCTTGAAGTTATTTTTTTAAAAGTTTCAAAAGAATAATAAATGCGATTGAAATACCTGTAAGAACGCCGGCCATAAAGCAGGCAGTACCCAATATTAAACCTGATTCATTCATATTATTGATTTTAAATAGTGAATCTAAACTCTAATTTCCGAGGCTTTTCGTCAATATGGAGGATTTTCCAACCGCTCACATACATGCTATTTTGACGGCGTTGTTGCGCGTTCATTATTATTTCTAAACCTTCATCGAAACGCTCATCGTTAAACTCCGATTTCAATTTCGACAGTTCAATGATTTTAGCGGGGTTCAACATTCCTGTTTTGACATTCGGTTTAAGGAAAGTATTTACTGCAGCTGACAACTTTTTTACATTTTCTTCATCGGTTGAAAGCGATTTCAGAAATTCTTTAATTTTTTCAACTCCGGCACTTTCCGTCCCATCAAAACCAATAGTCACATTATAGCCTACTGTTATGCTCGCAGAACCATCCTCTAAAGTTGATGTTTGGCTATCCTGATTATTGATTTTCACTCCGTAGATATTCGATTTAAGTTCCCGAATAGGTTCGTAATCCTTCCAGAGCTTCTCAATCAGCATTTCAGTAATTTCATGATGATGGACTAAAGGATCAATATGGCTATTTACAAATTCAGTCGATAATTCTTTAAAGGTTTTTATATCTTCCGTTCGTTTTCTCTTTGCTTCTTTTGCATCGTCCCGAAGTTGGTCTGCTAATTTTTGTTTTTCCTCTGGGGAAAGACTTTTTAAATCAATTGTTGCCATTATGTAATTTTTTTATTAAATATTTGCTTTAAAATTTTTGATTGAATCTATCAATGTTCTTATCTGAAAAGATTTCCCGTAATGAAATTCAAATTCGTATGATGGAATGCTATGCAGGTAATCTTCATAAGGCTTTATTTCAACACTGATACTGTCGATTAACTTCTTTACCTCTGGGGTTTTGGTTTCGAGAATTCCGAGCATTTTTTCAAGGGCATTAATAATTTTGTCCTCTGTATTTCCTTTTGCGATCATAATAATTGTCTTAATCTGTTTAGTTCTGTTTTATATTCTGGATGCAGCTTCAGGTAGTATTCATCAGGCAGCCATGTCTCCGAATCAGGATCATAGAAATGCAGTACTCGATCATGTCCGTATTTTGTCTCTGGGGATTCCCAATTTTCTCTAATGATCCAAACAAAAGCTGCTAAAACTTTTTTTGATAGTTCGGTTTCATTTTCTTTAAAGTGGTGAATCTTAACCCTGTCTTTCCAGTCTAAAAAGCCGATAAGGCTGTCAAGCTGAAGTACTTTTTTTAAAATGGTAGTATCTATCATGG